AGTTCTTGCATCTGTCCCTGCCTTTCAATAGTGCGGCGTTGTTAAACTTAGGAATCTGACGACGCCGCTTGTCGTGGTGCTTCCTTGCTCTGAGGTCGTATGCCTCACGAGCCTTTTGGCTTTTCTGTGCTCTGACAGGCAAGCCAAGGCGATCAGTTAAACTGAGCACCCGCTTGCTAAAAGCCTGCTTGGTAATCTTGTGCTCCTTTGCGAGCTGGGTCATGGACTTGGTCGATCTGTTAAGCACGACCGCCAGCACGGACTGCTCCAACGTATCGGCCATATTCTGAACAGCCGGATGGTCTGGCGCCTTAGTTATCAGGTAATGGAACACCTGGGTGGTCAAAGCCACTGACGACGTTGTAACAGTCAAACCCAGCTCACAGAACGCCTCATGGACTAGATCCGCTATGCCATCGATCCGGGTGGATATGTGGGGTGAACCGCAAGGGATCCGTTCCAACGCTTGCTGATCTATCATATTAGATTAACCCCCTAAGTGCAGTCGTTAGTGCAGTAATGGAAACGGTGGTATGCATTAGTGCAATAATAGGCCCTAAAGGGCCTTTATTACTGCACCTACATGCTCCGCAATACTGCACTAGTGCAGTAATAGTTATTGCACTAACTTTAAAATGGCTCATTTGTCACCTTTTTGCTGAATAAGCCATCGCTGGCTTCTTCGATTAAACCGTCATCTTTGGCCTGCTTCACACGGGCCTTTGCTTGCCGTTCCTGTAGCCCGGTGGCCTGTTGTACGAATGTAACAACTTGAGTGTACTTGGCGCCTTCGGGCAGCTTGGCCCAATCGATCGACGTTGCCCTACGGCCTACTGACTTTTCAGGCGCTCCCACCTCAATCCACGCCATGCCCTTGTCGGCATGCTTTAAGTGAACTAGAGGCTGCGTCTTACTGGCAATTAAATCGCTCGCAGTTACGCCAGAACGCAAGCCAGACCGCTTTCCGCGCTTGGTCACCTCTAGCTTATATGTGTACGTGCCTTGCTCATCCTGGCCACAAGGCGACAGCATTAAAACTGCTCTCGCCCAATTCGTCAGCTCGCTCGATCCAAATCCGCTGTACGCCTTGTCGTGCCCTTGGTAACCGCTGCCGTCACGTGTTGGCTTTGGCGTATGGTGCATAAGCATCCAAGCAAATCCGCCAGATAGGGCGAGCGGGTTAAGCAAATTACGCAAAAAGCCACCGGCAGTCTCTTGGCTGGATAAGTCGCCACCGATAAACGCCAGCAACGGATCTACCCAGGCTAGATCGGGTTTATGTTTTTCAGCTAGGCGACGCATCCTATCCACGAACCGTTCACCTGTGGACGTGCAGTCACGCACAATCACAATGTTTTGCTTCACCCGATCCAGCTCCTCTGCGGTCAAATCCAGCGCCTTTAAGATGCCCTGCAACGCCTCTGCCACGTCGCCTTCGTCGTTCTCCGCTTGCACGATTAGCGACTTCAAGGGCTTGCCGTGTGGGCTAATGCCAAACAGATCACGGCCGGCCGCCCAGGTGATTGCGGCCTGTAAGCACAGCACGCTCTTACCAAGGCCACTGCTCCCAACCCACAACGCCGAACCTCCACGGCAGATCCACCGCTTGCCTAGCAATTGCGTTATATCGGCATCCTCCTTAAAATTGACCAACTGTTCCCAACTATAAGGCTCAGGAATATCCCCGTAGATCGTGCGCTCCATCCACTCCATGTAGGTCAAAGCAGGTGCGCCACATTCGACTAACTCCTGCTGTAAGCCTGTGGCCGTCCTCATAGCACCTGGCAACCGCGACAACCGGCCTGCGTCCTTGTTGGCTGGATCGGGCTTGCTGTGCTCAAGATGCTTGTAGATAAAGTCCACACGTTCAGCAAATTCCTTGGCATTGGCTGCCCGGATCTCCACCCATGCGTGCAGACTGCGTGATCCGCTCTTTATGATGGACGATGTAGGTAACCCGCTACGCTTAATAATCGCCCACTGTTCCTGCAGCGTGCTTTCATCGAACTCAATTAGGCAGTGGCGGTACTTTACGATCGACTCCGCTTTCCGATTCTTTCCGTTGTTAGCGTTGATCGACACATACACGCCCACTGCATCGCCTTGCCACTCTTTCAGCCCGTCGGCCTTAAATAGCTCCAGCCACTCCTCCCGGCTTCGCGTCTCGCCAGCTCCATCAGGCCGCTCGCGATCGCCGTCTTTTATCGATCGGCAGATGTTAATCTGATCGCCTACGTCGAAGCATGTCGTCAGGAACTTATCGACCGGCCCGCTCTCCACGCTGATCGGCATAGGCGGCACTGGTAAATCCTCACGCACGATCGCCCCGTTCTGATAGGCATACTTGGCCTTTGGCTTCCACGCCTCCCTGGCTGGCTTGCTGAACGCGGATCTAACCGCACTTACGGCCTCGTTCTGCGATAGCCCTACTTTAAACGCCCACTCCTCTGCGTTAGTAGTTGCGTCGAACTCTGTCAGCCCTTGGTCACGCCACTGGCAGGCTAGCTTAAATAGTTGCGTGTTGCGTTCGCCTTCAGCGGCCCCGTTGCGGTGTATGGCCTCGATTGCGGGCGGTAAAGGTGCGATCATTTTTTGACCAACCCTTCCAACGCTTTCTTAATCACGTACTCAATCACTGCCTCTTGATCTTTCTTTAACTGCTTCATCCCAAATGCGTGCAAAGCCTTTGCCGTTTTTGCGTCATAGGTTACGTCGACCAGCACCTGCTTCGGCGCAGGGCGTGATTTACCAAAAGTAATTTTGCCTAGATCCTTCATTTGCTCTCCTTTGCTTTTTTCGCCTCAACGGCTTTTGCCTTAAATCCCTCGGCCTGCTTCAGCATTTCTGTGGCCATAAGAACGGCCAGATCGAGCCGAGTACGCACTGCATCGTACTGCTTTTTTAGCAAATTCTTCTTCGCACGTTCGAGCACGGCGAGATGCCAGGTGAGGCGTTTTACGGACATGTCTCACCCCCAAACCACTCAACATCAGCCAGACATGCGCTGTTCTCTGTTTGCATCTGAAAGATTTTGCGGTTTAATTCCTTAACACGATTTTTGAGTTGCTTGTTTTCCCATAAAGAGTCATCTCTGCTGGATAACTGCCTTTTAAGAATGGAATTATTGGTAAGAGCCGATTGCAGGTTTTTCTTTAATTGGTCAATGCAATCTACGACCTCTTTAACCCGATTCTTTGATTTTTGGTTATAGCAAAGGCGCATTTTACCTATACCTTTCTCAATCTTTCCGGCTCTAATGTCAGAAATAGCTGAAACAAAAAGAGACCCTAAAAACTTCTCATTCTTTAGCAGTGCCTCTTCTACAAAATACAAGTGTTCGTGTCTCATCACCACTGCCCCATTCCCCACCTGTGGCGATTGGCACGGGCCTCTCTCACACAGTCGTCGTACTGCTCTGGCGTGTAAGTGCCAATGACGCGGCCGGCAAACATGGTGAGAAGATCAGCTAGGCTCACAGCACCGCCTTCGGCAGCGGCCCCGCCAGTTTGTAGTGGTACTTGCTGGCGTCGTATTCCAGCGGATAGCCAAAGAAGTCGCGCAGCAGATCGATGTCCCGCTGGATGGTCTTGTAGCTACATTCGAGCTTAACGCCCAACCTGGCACAGCTCGGCAGCGTCAGATCCCGGCGCAGCATTCCAGCGATCACCCCCAAGCGGCGGAACGTCGGCCGTGTATCGCCAAGGCCCGCAGCGCGATTGCGCTTAGACGCAAACGTAGCGGCTTTCGTGCTCACTTCATCACCTCAACCATCGCGACCTTCGGCAACCGCATCGCTTTGAACTGCTTTTCACTGGCAGCAAACACGTCCACTACAGGCAACTTTCCACCGCTCGCCTTCTTGCTTTTCACGGCAGTGCCCGTATCTACGGCCACCCACTCCCGCTTTCCGCCCATGACGCGGATCTTGCTCCACAGCGGAATGATGTCGGGATCGACGGCGCAGTGACGGCCGGCCCGCAACCTGGTGCCAGTGCTCGATTGATAGCGACTGCTCCACTCGTCCTCTCCGGGCCAGTAGCCAGTGATGCGAACCTTCATCTTCTTAACGTCGATCTTCTTTGCAATCGGGCGCAAATCGATTAGTGCGTTACTTAGTTTCGTCGTGGTAAAGCCAAGCAGGGCTAGGATTGATAGCAGCGTTCTCATAGCCCGCTCCTGATGCGATCGATCAGATCGTTCTCACGGCCTTCCGCAGCCGCCAGCGCAGCCTTCGCCTCCGCCAGCTCACGGGCCAGCGATCGCACGCGGTTCAGTAACTGCTCTTGGGTGGATTGTTCGGGTAATACCTCAATCACAGCGCACCTCCCGCGGGTCGTACTTCTTAAGCCAGCGCCACACCTTGCAGATAGACGTAAATGCCTCAAACGCTTGGGCAACTTGCTCGGCGGTGTAGCGGATGTCCTGCAACTGGCCGGTGACTGGATCAATAAGTACGTTTCGGCATGCTATGCCCTCGTCTGTGAATGCGTATGCGTAGGCACTGAGCTGCAAAAGATCAGTTTCATAGCCTGATGCTTTTGAGATGCCCTTTGCGTCTTTCTTAAATTTCCTAGTTTTAAAATCGACCACCTCGATCTTGCCGTGGATGTCGGCGATTAGATCGACGCGGCCTGCGTAGCCTTCCGCCTCGTTGACTAGCACGGACTCGCTGGCGTGCACTTTAGTGACGCAGCACTCCCGCCATTCCTTTAGGCCCGCATAGTGCTCCTCGTAGCCTTTAACTAGGTCACCGGGCTCATCGCCGTTAATTATGATTTCAGCCAGGGAATGAATGTGAGTCCCGCGTAGTGCTGCCGCCTCCACTTCCTTGCGGCTGTCTAACACGACTCGTTTGGCAAAGTCGCTGTCGGCCTCGCCATCGTTCCGTGGAAGCGACAGAGCGGATAGAATCGCCTGCTCCTCCTTCCAATTCATCAGCCCCTGCTTGCTAGGGCCAGCCGCTCCGAGTATGGTGGTCACGGACGGAAACGCCCCTACCTTACGGGCGGATCGCAGATCACCGTGGCACGATTCACCTGACGTCAGGTAATAGTGCGACGACTCCGTCTTTGCCGTAGCAATTAACGCAGCCATTACTGCCAGTCCTTCAGCAAGCGAATGGTCATAAGAGCCAGCACGACTGCTGTGGTTGGGAATACGATTTGAATTACTAAAGTTAGGATTTCCATGGGGGTCTTTCTGGCCGAGGTGGGAATTGCCCACCCCGGCCAAGTGCTCAGAACGGCACAGGAGATCCGTCGGCATCTAACTCGACGACGGCTGGTTTCGGTGCGCCAGGGCGATTGCATTTCCTGACGAAGTCCTTATCGACTTTGATTTTGTTAGCTCCGGCAGGGAGTACCGCCTGCACATTGGCGTAGGTTGATCCGTCGCGATCCACATGAGTGACGAGGATCTGGCACGGCTTACCAATCAGCGTTTCCAGATCCAGATTCTGCGGTGGAGCCTTCTTGGCATAGGTTTTTAAGTCTTTGAACAAAGCCGCCTTCTCATGCAGGCTCAGTCCATAACGCCGGCCTATGGTGTACGGCCGCCCGTCCTCCATCTTCTCGGCGATCTGCCAGACAAGGCGGATCTGATGCTTTTTACCGTACTGCGTTTCCACTTCGCCTAAGTCCTCGACGTCGC